GCGGCTCTAGTATTTAGAGAGTGATAATGTTACTCCGATACTACTTCCGATAGGTGCCAGCGAATGCTAGGCCTACCGAACATAATCTGGCTACGCTTATCACAGGCGAACGGATTATATGTTATTCCTGCGGCGCGTTCGATTATCCCTTCTAGGGTATCTGATGCGTGCTCATAGCGGGGTCCGCTCTTGAGGTACTGATTTAACAGATAGATGGAAGCAATATCATGAAGAATTCCAAGATGTTGTTCATCAAGATCAACAAGGTTTTTATCAGCCTCGTACACCTGATAAGGGGAATACCTGCGAATGCGAGTATCCTTAACATCGGGAGGAAAGTCTGCTTTTATGAATTTTGGGTCAATGGCTATTTGGTCATCGTCCTCAACCCATCGCTGCAGACTAACCGGAGTTACCACCTCGTCCGAAGAAAGCTTGGTTTTAAGGCGAGCAATACGATCCATTATGGATAGTGCTACGACTGTATCAATCTCTTGATCAGGTCCGCCCTGGAGTAGTTTCTCCAACCTAGCAATCTCGGCCCTAACGCGATCAGCAAGCTTTGTTTTAATCGCGATACGGGATTCGTCCTCGTATTGAGCGTATGTCTCTAATTTCATAGAGCGCTTCGCTTCATACAGGTCTGTCCTTTTGTTCACGAAGTGAGCAATACTAGCAGACGGGGGGCTAAACGTCTTGCCGGTATTACTATACCCCCAAAGATCAGGGGTATGGGAACCAACAGGAGAAACAGTCATTTTCGGAACTAAAATCGATATGATCTCCGACGCAACACGACCTGCCTCTACGCTAAAACTCATTAGTCTCTGTTGCAGAGACACAAGAGTAGTCAGCGTGTCTGTTAATTCCTGAGAGATACCGTCGCGGTACGTACGATTTTGAAGAGCATTTGCTGCCAATTCACCATGAATTGGGTGCCTCGGGTAATATATTGCCGAGATGTCTTCACCATTGTAGTATTCTTTTCCGCAGGATTCACGGTATTCAGAATCGCCGCTATAGGATTTGGCCATATTAATAGTGAAACCTAAATGATCTAGGATCGCCACGGTTGTATCGTAACAATCGTTTCTCACTATCTGGTCATCTCCGTAAACACCCGGTATTGGCAATTCAAAAGTAGTACCATCAACGTTAAAGGAAATCGTCGGGTCCGGTCTAACACCAAAGTAGTGTATTACCTCTGCAGCAATGTTTGCTGCATAGAATACAATGCACTCTATGATGAAAGTTAACGGATTTCCCATAGTGGCGAACGACACAAGCTTGCGACGCTGACCACTACTCGTCTCATAGTACTGAGGTGTGACCTTACTTACAATAGATACAAATCTTTCAGGGAATAGCCAGGAAATCATATTCCTGGTTATACTGTCGGATGCTGCACTTAGGTCGATAGTCGCCAATGACTTTGTTATTGACGCATACAGACAAAGCTTTTGATTAAAAGTTTGGTCACGGAGTTTAATACCTTCTGGAAGGTAGGTCTCAACTATATCAACCAGTGCTCGTGCTGATACTGCACGCCATGTATCTTCCATTGCGATCATACGATAAGTCTTGTAATTCTTAGGTACGGTACACAGCTTAACTGTATCTCCGTACTCGTCTGGATTACCTAGATACCCAGCTCTTAAAGAAGGCTGGTATCCAAAGACTCCCGGAAGCGCGTCTGGACAACTTTTAGCGATCTGAAATAGCTTACTAGCTAAAATCGGTTTCGCGTCACGCGCGCTGCCCGGG